CTATAGATCATTGACGGCTAACAACGCTACCCCTACTTTGATTGCAACAGTAGGTGGTGGTTATGGCGTGGTTACTGAGTTCTTAAATGGCGGCCTAGCTGATGCAACCGCTTATTACTACAAGTTTAAAGCTGTTGACTACAGTGGAAATAAATCAACATTAACATCTGATGCTAATGAAGTAAGCGCCACAACGAATGCGGCCGCTATTAATGGCACAGCGGGTAAATCTACGTTTAATGCGCCCATCTTCTTGCGAAAAGCAACCGCACCTTCAGCGGCTCCCACTGGCGGTTCGTTTAACTTTGGAACCAATGTTTTAACCGCCCCCACAAGCCCTGAGACATGGTACATAGCTGTGCCTAGTGGCACTGATGACTTGTATCAATGTAATTATCAGTTCTCTATTGTTGGTGATACTGGATCGGTCACAGCAGGAACGTGGTCAGCGCCAAGGAAAACATCAGGGGTTGGCGAAGACGGTTCCAGTGTATTTACATTTAACATCTACAAAAGGTCGGATGGCGCGCCAACCGCACCTTCAGGTGGCTCTTACGACTTTACCAATAATGCTATTACGGCTCCTACTAACTGGTCTTCCACTATTCCCGCTGTTGACGGCTATCCATTATGGTCATCATCTACAACGGCAAGTATTGTAGGAAGCACTGGAACAGATAGCACCTTATCGTGGAGTCCAGTAGCTAAGATTCTGCAAGATGGCGGGGCTGGTAAATCAGTCTATACGCCCTTTGTTTTCAGGCGTTCTACGAGCGCATTGAGCGCGCCTACTGGCGGTACGTTTAATTTTGGCACTAACGTCTTAACGCCACCGACAAGCTGGTATGCGGCTATCCCTGCTGGTACTGATCCTGTTTATGCCTGTAACTTCTTGTTTTCCATTGCTGGTGACACTGGAACAGTCACGGCGGGAACGTGGTCTACGCCAGTAATCAGCAACGAAAATGGCGAAGATGCCGTCAGTACCTTTACTTATCCTGTCTACATTAGAGCATCGTCAGCGCCCAGCACTCCATCAGGCGGTCAATATAACTTCACGACTAATACTATTACTGCGCCCTCTAGTTGGTATGATTATATCCCGACTGGAACAGACCCTGTTTATGTTTCTATTGCTAAAGCCCAAATCACAGGGCCAACAGGGACAGATTCAAGCATAGTCTATTTAGCGCCAACTCTTGCGTTTCAGAACGGCACTAGCATTACTGGTGCGGCAGGGCCAAGAAATGCCGCAGGGTATCTTTATTATTCGGTGTCTACAGCAACTCAGCCGTCAGCCCCAACAGCAACATCTTATAACTTTAGCACAGGTGCGTTTAGCGGCTTAACAACTAACTGGTCACGCAACCCACCAGAAGTAACAGGCGGTGATGCTGAGTATTGGGCGACCAGTTATTATGCGACAGAGGCTACCTTTAACGGATCGCAGACCTTAACCTTCAGCACTCCCTTTTCATCGTTTGCTTTTGATGGCCTGGTTACGTTTACCAACTTAAACAATGAGTTGGCTAATCCTTCTAGTTCTGAGATTACCACTATTAGCGGTGGGTTGATTAAGACAGGAACACTCAACGTAGGTTTGGTTAATATTACAGGCACAACTCAAAGCGGTTTTGATATGGCTTCTAGTGCAAGTACGTCTACCTCGCGCATGAGAATAACCAACGACACTATTGAGATTTATGAAGGCGCTGTGTTGCGGGTAAAGCTGGGTAATCTGTAATGGCTTATGGTCTAAGGTTGTGGGCGGCTAATGGCACAGATATACGACTGGATACAACAGATCGAGAAATAAGGTTTGTTGCTTATTACACTGGGACAACAGCGGCAAGCGCGACAACAACGATAACTGTTTCAGGTATGAGTTCTGATGGAACGTGGGGGTTAAACGATACTGCATACTCAAATCTTTATGCTTCTCTTGCGATAGGGTCAGGTCAATTTACGCATACTAACAGTGACACCTTTCACTCCGCTCCTTATTCCATTCAGGTGTTTAGAATATGAGTTACGGAATTTCGGTGCAAAACACATCAGGCTTTATCCAAATTGATGCGACTTATGACAATGTAGCTGTGTACGCAAGCGGAACGATGAATTCATCCTACACTGGCGGGACATTGACTAAAACAGCCATTCCAGCAAGCGCCCCCAGTGATTATTTAATATTCTGCAAGCCTAACTCTGAGTCAGGAACACACAGATTGACCCTTGCGACTTGGCTAGATGGAAGTGGGTTTTCGTTCTTCAATCAGCAAGGAAACACGACAGTCATATCGGTAGATTGGGTGATAGCTGTTAGGTCAAGAGATATGCCTACAAACAGCAACCCTGACTTTGGATTAGAGGTTTACAAGCTAAACCAAGAGCAAGCGTTTAGCTCTAATAATCAGAATTTTAGGTGCTTACAAGTTAGCTTCGACACCATCACCTCTGCTAGTCAGTCTGAGGCTACCTTTACCGCTGGTAGTTTGGCAAACGTCTTTTCTCTAATGAGTGGTAAGACTTTGCTAGGACGGCTGCCTATTAACTCCTCTTTCTCGGCTTTATATTCTTTATTTGTTGAATTTGATTACTCAAACAACACAATTAAATCAATTGGCGCGCCTGTTGCCATTCAGCAATTGCCAGGCGGCTCATTAGGCGGTGGGTTTAAAACAAACTTAATAGGGATATTTAGATGATCAAAGTTGCACTTGTCAAAAACAATGGAGAAGTTGCCTACACTGTAAGTCCAGCAGTAGACGATATGTATTTAGATGGAGGTAAATATGGCGGCCTAACGGCTTATCATATTGACCATACATCGAATGATGCTTTAGTTATCAGCACTTGGTACTGGGATGGTGAGTGGAAAACAAGAGAAGCTAAAACAAACAATTGGCACGATTGGGAAAACAACGCATGGATATTTAACAGCGTGTTGTTTTGGTCTTATGTGCGAGAGCAAAGAGACTTGTTAATTGGCGCATCAGACTGGACTCAAATGTCAGATAACCCACTAACTATTGCAAAGAAAACAGAGTGGGCTACTTACAGGCAATCTCTTAGAAACATCCCTGCAACCTATGCAACCGCTACTTCTCTTGATGATATTACTTGGCCTACACAGGTGGAACACTAAATGACTGACATATACACGCTTGTTAAAAAAGATACTGCACCTCAGATTAAAGCCACGCTGACAAGAGAAGATGATGGCTCTGTGATTAACTTTGCTGGAGGCTCTTGCTTACTAAAGTTTAAAAAGAAAGATACGGCCATTGTGTTGTTTACTTTGACTGCCGCAAACGTAGGTCAGAACTTCGAGGAGGGCGTAGCAATATTCTCATTTTCTGGCTCAAACCTTGATCAAGACCAAGGCTATTATCAGGGCGAGATCGAGGTAACTCACTCAAGCGGGGTCATAGAAACGGTATACGAGATATTAGAGTTTTATCTAAGAGATGACTTTTAATGAAGGCGCTTATTGCGTTTAAGAAGGCCATTGCCAAGATAGACTTTAAGAAAGCCATTGTTGATATTAAATTAGGTGACTTCCTTATCTTTCAGTTCTTCACCGATGCGTTTGCCGCTACTGACTCTGCTGTAAGAAGCTTCTTTAAAGCGCTTTCTGATAACCCCTCTGTCGGTGATGCCGAAGCTAAAGAAGTAGGCAAGTCCCTTACCGATGCTTCAGTGACAAGTGATTCGGAAACCTTAACTGTCGGCAAAGGATTATCTGATAGTCAGGGAATGAGCGATACCCATACTGCGAGCTTCGCTAAGAGCAATGCAGATACCTCAGTGACCTCTGATCAAACGGCTCACGCTATCTGGAAACCGCTGACTGATACGCAAGGCGCAACCGATGCGGAGACTACAGCGGTAGGAAAATCTTTATCTGATGGCTCTGCGGCTACTGATCAGGCACAGCTATCAGCAGGAAAGAGTTTAGCTGATAGTCAGGGCATGAGTGATAGCCAGTATGCCAGCTTTGGTAAATCAAACGCTGATGGTGCAGTTACTTCAGAGAATGATTACAAAGACTTCCATAAGTTCATTAGTGAAATTACTGGTGTGACTGACGATTTAGACGGTGAAGCCA